TTTCCATAGTAAATGTTATCTCTCTTTCAGTATTTTCAACACCCATACAGCAAGCTAGAAACGAGCTTGTTATTAAGTTAACTCTCCAAGTACTGGACGAGTCATTAGATATTTTTGATGTCGAGGTCACATTAGCATAATGGTATTTTCAGGAACAGTAGCAACAGATTTTATGAAACTGGGGAAGATCCCAGACCGCAAGAAAGAACAGTATATTGATTTTGCAGGAACTGATTTTTACTCTATGAGAGAAAATCTTATTGCCTATGTGAAAGCAGTATACCCCTTAGACTACCAAAACTTCTCTGAGTCTGATTTAGGAGTAATGTTATTAGAATTAGTATCTTACATGGGGGCAGTGCTATCCTTAAAGGGAGATATGTTAGCCAATGAGAACTATCTAAGAACTGTTAAAACTAGAAACAACCTTCAGAAGCTTTTGGAACTAATTGGAGTAGACATGAGAGGTCCCTTAGCTGCGGGGGCTAATGCTCGCCTTACCTGTACTACGAACCCTGTAGTGGGAAACTTTCCGTTAACCTATACTCCTGAAAATAGAGTTTTTGCTATTAGCTCTAAAGAAGACGGAGCACCCGTAAATTACAGCCTCTATAAGATTCAAAATAATGCTATTCAGAATATCTCAAGTGCTAATGCTTCTTTTCAATTAGAGGGTAGCGAGGCTGACGATGATCTTAGTTCTGTATTTACCAATGTAGCTTTACTAGAAGGTTCCTTAGCCCTTCAACAGGGAACCTTCGATACCTTAGAAGCAAATAAAAGAGTAGTTCTTACAAACTCTCCTATTATTGATGGATCCGTCCAAGTAATGGTTACTACTTCTAATGGGGATGATCCCGCTAATGGAGCTTACCAGCAGGTAGACCGACTCTACGCTGCTTCTGGGGCTACTGATAAAATTTTTCAGGTCATTAATGATGATGACTATGCAGGAACAGTTCTGTTTGGGGATGGTGCCCTAGGAATTTCTCCTCCCGCTGGGTCCGATTTTTCTATTCTTTATAGAGTAGGGGGCGGAACACGAGGAAATATTGGAGCAGGGAATATTAATGTACAAACAACTGCTAACGTAGCTGACGGTGTTAATACATTAATCTTTACCACAGAAAATAATACTCCCGCTACTGGAGGTCAGCCTGCGGAAACAGTAGAGCACGCAAAAAAATATGCTCCCTATACTTTTAAGAGACAAGACAGAGTAGTAACTCTCGAAGACTTTATTGCTATTGGAAACAGTTTTAGAAGCAAGCAAGGAACGGTAGGAAAAACAACTGCTGCTGTAAGAGATGCTTATTCTTCAGGAAATATTATTGATGTTTATACCTTAGAGAAGTTAGACAATCTACATCTACAAAAAGCTTCAACTACTTTTAAGAAAGAATTACTAGAAGAAATTGAACCGAAAAAAATGTTAACAGATGAAGTTGTTATTGTTGATGGGCTTATTAGAACTTTGGATATCGTGGTAACAATTAGAATTGATCGAGAGTTAGACACTTTCCAAGCTCAAGTAGAACAAGAAGCAGCTAATGTTATTGTAAACCACTTCAATACTGACAATGCGGACTTTGGAAGACCCTTCTTACCTGCTGAACTTACTAGAGAGATCTTTAGATTACCTAACGTAAGGTATGCCACTGTCGATAACTTGCCAGATATTACTAATGTTGAATTTAATGAAATTATTCAACTTAATAACTTTACCATTAATACTGTTCTAATCTGATGTCCAGAAGATATGTAAAAAAAGCCAGGTGGAATAGCCTTGATCAAATTACGCCTGAAGTTGTAGCGGTAGTTTCCGCTAGAGATAATGTTGAAAATGCAGCGGATGCTCAAAAATACTTTAAGCGAAACTACTTAGAGGCTATTCGACAGATTGTTCCTAACTTTTATTTTTCAGACGAACAAGCGGTTAGTGGGATGCAAGTATCTTTTCCTGACCAGCTAATTAACTCTCACATTCTAGCTGTAAAAAACCAACAAACAGTTCTTCCCTTATCAGGACTTACATACGATACTAACTTATCGTCCTTAAACTCGCCTGAGGGGCTAGCCTCCTATTTCTATAAGGATAAGCCTCCTGCTCAGATCGATGCAGATGACTTCGAAAGAAATATTTTATATCCTTTAGGAGCTTCTTTTAAACAATTCGCTACTAGCTCCCAGTTTGTGGACTACGTAAGTGGTACTCTTCTTCCTAAAATACCTTCTATCCACGCTGGGCACCATGCTACGGATGACCTAGCCGCACTTACCAACAATGCTTTCGCCACAGACTCCTCGGGAACATATAAATATCTGGCTGAGAACTTAGGGTGGGTATACTTCCTAAATAGAACAGGTCCGTATTTTGATACTTCCACTGCTCTGCCAGAGTTATTAACAAATACTTTATGGAAGGGTAGACCTTTAGTTTTAGAGGACAACTTAAATGTATTTGAGGAACACTTGTGGAGAAATGAAGGAGCGTGGGGACTTGCGGATAAGGTAACCCCGCCAGCCTACACTTCCTCTCTGGATATGAGCGCAGGCACTTACACTAGCGGTGTTCAGGTGCTGGATCGATTACAGACTCTAAACTCAGTTGTCTACTCTCCTGAGTTTTTAAACTCTACTGATTCAAAAGTAGAAAAAGCTTTTACCACATTTTTTACCACATCCTCTCCCACTTCACCAGGAGCTTTAATCACAGATACTGTCGAGGCTGGGCCTCTATCTAGATTCCTAGAAGCTATGTCATTTAGTATAGCTGATGGTGTAGGCGAACAAGCAGAGTTAAATACTCTATATGATATTGGCAAGTGTCCTCAAGAATTTTTGCAAGTTCTAGGGGAGTTAATTGGATGGCAATTCCTTGGGGCAGACTTTGACAGATGGAGAGTGCAGCTAAGGAACGCAGTTAAAATTTATAAAATGAAGGGTACTAAGAGAGCTATTCAGTACCTCATTGACACCTTATTTACAGCAGGGGTCTTTAATGTAACCACTAGTGATATTATCACTGAATTGTGGGAGTCCTATATTCCTGATCTGCTTTACTATTCTTTAGCTACTAAGTCTTCAGTATTCAAGGACTTTACAACATATACGCCACAACTAGCATTAAGCTTTGGATTAAGCGATTACGACCCAAATAGTATGCATAGGAATATTCAGTTCTTAGTAGATAAAATACTATTAGATCTAGTAAGAGAGTATCCTAAAAGTTTCCTTATAGCTGGAAAGCCCGCCCCAGTGCCTCAACTGATGCTAAGTGGAATTCCTTATGTAGGTGCATATACTACCAAGGACGTTAGTACCGAAAGACTAGCAGAGATTGAATATGCTCTTAGTGTGTTGCTTAGTCTTCCGCAAGCAAACTGGGGGGCGGGAGTTGGTGAATCCATTGCCATTCTTCAAGCGCAAAAAGATGAGATCATAAATACTGTCGGGTTTACTAGTTTGACCACAGAGTTTTACTCTATTCCTACAGCAGGGGGTCAACCTCAACCATTAACTTTAGAGATTAATCCTAGTTTCTCATTCAACTATAGAGGAAGGGTATACCCTATACCTCCATATGAGAAGCGACAGTATTACGCAGATGTTCAAGTTACTCCTAATATGATTGAAAGAATTGAATACCTCCTAAAATGCTATGGAGTAGACAAAACTTTTGCCGAAAGCGTAACAAATTATATCGTTACTAATACCTACCAATCCTTAGATATTAAAAAGGTTATAAACAACTTTATTATTTATACTCCTGAGAAGACCTATCCTCCTAACTACTCTGAAATTTTAAGAGATGCAACTAAGGAAAGAACTCCCGACCCAGTAACCTTATTAAGTATGTGGAACGGAAAGTCCTCCCACTTTCTAATGTCTTTTGATGCCAGTTCATTTAGCTGGCAGTCATTGCAGCGTAACTCCACTTCTAAGTATGCAATAAATCAAGTCCTGCAAGCGGTAGATCAAGTCACGCCTGCCCATGCTATCCCAGAGGTTATTCTCACGGTCTCCACAGTGGTAGATGGGATGGATGCTTTAGCTGATAATACCTGTAGAGAGTGGAGGCCCAACTTTACAGACTTGTATGAGGGTTCTAGTACAGTGACTACAGGCTTTGGAGTCTGTGCGGTAGATATGTTAGCCTTAGCTACTGCTAACGGTCTTCCTCAACACAGATTTAAAAGAACGCAGGTAGACAACATTAATGATGTTCTACTCTCTGGAACTACCTACGCTAGCGTCCCTCGGAATACTTTAAGAAGAAGGAATTATCGTAACCTCCTTCCAGAAACAAAAATGTTTACGAGGTTAGGTAGGAATAACCCAGGAAGCCTGGAACTCTCTTCTGCTTATTATTCCTCTGCTATAGGATATATGCCTCTAGGATACATTCCTTCAGATCTAGCATTTCAACAAGTAGCCTTAAGACAAAACGACTATCAGTATGGAATTGGAAAACTTATAGACTACGCAAACTTAAACGAAGTTTGGGATATCTGTATGAACCTTATTTCACCTAGTTCAGCATTTGGATATGATGTAAGTAATACCTTTGCTTCAAGAGCCAAACAGGCTGTAGAATCCTCATCCTGTAATACTTATGGAAGGCGTGGAGATCTACAGGAGATACTCTATGTTATGAATAAAGTTCATGATCAGGAAAAGTATCTCCAAGCTAGCAGCATTGTGTCAGGCTACTTTGAGGATATAACCCAAGGTAGGATTCCCACCATCACCAGCAGTAATTTACTGATACCCTCCAACTTTAGTGACTGGTATGCACAATCCCAGGTTTATGGAGGTATGGATGTTCCTCGATCCATAGGAAACTATCTTATTAATAAAGAAGCTTCTGATGAATCCTTAAGCTACTATGAGCATTTCACTTTTGGTAGACCTGTGCAGGAACTGTATAACACTTATCTTTCCGACTATGGGGGGCATGGAACAGCAGGGCTATATGATCTTCGTGGTGGGCCTAATTTGTTTAGCCATACTTACGGACCTTTGATTTATAATTCTAATCTAGACACGGATGGTTCTGCTTTAGAAGTTAGTGGATACCTAGCAGCTAGTGGGCCTAACTACGAAGTAAACTTGGCATACTACGGAGGTAGTGGTCTTCTTAGTGTTTCTGGAATGAACGGTAAAGGAGCCTACGACGTAGGGACTTCTGCTGCTAGCGCGGCAGCGGACTTGCCCGTAGGTAGTCCTGAGTTTAGAAACAAGTATCTTCTAAGCTCTATCGAGATAACAGATACATCAACTGCATACACGTTCTCGCAGCACCCAACATTCTCCATCTATAGATTCTCTAGGGATAATCAAAGCCGATATTCCTATGCAAAGTATTTGATTGACAATCAAGTTTTAAAGTATCACAGATCTACACAGTCTGATTCTTTCCCTAGATTAAGAATTAATATCGATAATTCAGATCTAACAAATCTTTCTAGAAACTTTTTAGAGCCGGATCATGAGTATGAGGTTACTATTAAGGCCCACAACTTAGACTCCTTTAGCACCAATTTAGGGGGCCAAGCCTTAGGATTATGGGTACATACTCAGCCTGAGCTAGAGTATGATTTGGACGGGGAAAAACTAATGGTATGGTCCTACATTCCAGACGGAATTTACGATGATTGTAATAAGAAAGCTGATAGCTGGAGGCCATTTTCGGTTAAGGACGTAAGCGGACCAGCGGGAATTTACATAGCTACTAATAATTCTCAAACTAGAAACTTTGCTACAGGAACCTTAACCTCTGTATTAGGGTTTGGAGAAGGGAATACTAACGCTAATCGGTCTCTTATCGAAGAAAACCCAGCACCACAGGCTATGTGCAAGGAGCCTGTGGTGCTGGAGCAGACTCTAGTAGGCAGTGATCCTCAATCCATAGCTAATATAAGTAAAGATACTTTAAATGAATTAAAGTTCAAGTTCTCTACTTATAATAACCATACTATTAAGCTAACTGATTACTACAAAACCAACGTCGGACCCAAGCTACACAGGTTGAATCAAAAGTATACTTTAGAATTATTTACTGTGGTAGGGCACTTATCTAAGTTTGTAGTTATTGAAAATATAGAAATCAAAGATATTACTAACTATAATAAAGCGGTTATACGGACTAAATATGGAGACGCTCAATTAGATCTCTCTGATTTAAAAGCAGTATTCCGATTCCTTAAGGGACTAAGCTCGGGATTAGCGAGCAGAAATCAAACAATTACTTCTGGGACGATGGAAGTAAGTGGAGGAAGTAGGTTAAACTATCGTTCAAATAGCAGTATGTATCCTAATACGACAGAGGCTACTTACAACCAACTAACGGACGTTCAAATATATGAGGGGTAAAGTAGAAGTATTTGCAATTGCAGCAGACGGAACTCAAAGTCTTCTTCTGAGTGAGCCTAACCTCGTAGTTAATGGAGCCTCTGAGAGCATTGTAGATATGCTCACAACCCCGTCAAGCATCTTAGGGGTATCCCCTGAGGTGATGGATACCTCTAACTGGAGGTTTGGGGCTATATCGTTTGGGCCTGCTGCGGGATCTTTTTCAGGTAATGCCTACTTTTTCCCCGAAGACAAAGTATACATGAAAACGGATAATCTATGCCAGGGGAAAAGTGCTTCCGTATCTTCCTTGATTAATCAAATCAGTACTGATAAAAAACTTAGGGTTCTCTGGGCTAGTGCTACAATAGGTGCGGAAAACGGAGCTACTGCATCCTCCTATACTCCTCCATACAGGCTTCCTTCTTACCCTGATCCGACTGATACCAAGTTAGAGCACACTGATACTTCTTATTCCATTGTGAGTGGAGACGGAACCCTGAGCTTTGGACAATTTGAAAACAGAATTTGCTTCGCTAAGTCGGATGCATCTAGTTACTTTCAAGGTGCCTACCCTACAAGAAACGAACCCGCTCAATTATCTGCGATGCTAATTTCGTCTTACGAGGGGGATTTCCAAGCCGATACTTCGGCCAATTTCATAGTATACGGGGAGAGAATCAGTGGATATAATGATCTAAATAATATTGATTATCGAGGGTATATCACTACTAAGTATAACGAAACAAATCCTAGTATTTATGGGAATTGTTATGTCTCAGGATCTACCCCTAATGATTTAACGGGTGTAGTATCACAGTGTTCACAGCCTACGGTTACCATAGCTACTCAAATTCCTGCTAATGATTTAGCAACTTTAAATCTATATGGGGGTATTCACCATATTGGACTATGGAGTATGGATTCTCCCAAGGCCCTAAAAAATAATGCTGCTCCTCTAATGGTAGGTAATACTTTTATTAATACTACTACAGGTGTTACTCCTCAGGAGTACAAGTTATTTGCAAAGAAATCCTTTACTAATAACCTATGCAGCAATCAAGATGCTGGAGGATTGGCAGGATTCAATAATCATCAAAATTTAAAAATTCAATGGACACTAGATTTGAGGTCTCAACATGATTAGCGGACACGTCACAGTATATAAAATCTATAAAGATGGGACTGAAAAAACAGTGCTGGACAAAGCCAACTTGGTCACGGCAGGACTTGGCTCTTCTTTCTTAGATATTCAGCAAAATGCTGGGTCTCGTTTTACTGCGGATTACGCTCCCCGCTACTTTCAAGTAGGTACGGATATTATTACCTATAGTGGAACCATGAATGGCGATGACCTTACACCTCGTGAGTCCTCTGCTACTTTTTATCAATTAAGTGCTCCTTTTAGCTGGGAAGACTACGGAGACGATACTGATATTACTCTAGTTAAAAGATATAGAGGCTTTAATGCGTCCACGATTGACGGAGGAAAGACTTATACTGAACTCTTAAATACAAGTGCCATGCTTTCGGCAGTGGTATTTAGTGGAGAAGATCAATACTTTGGAGAGATAACGGAGAGTAGGGTTACTAAGTTTTTTGTAGACTCGTTTGAGTCTGAAATTATTTTAGATGAGAAATCTGGGAATGGGAAAAACATAACAGAGCTTGGACTGTTTGCCAGAAACCCTAAGGGGCTTCTTCGGGATTCTCCTCTTCTTATGGCATATAAGGACTTCCCATCGGTAGCTAAAACAGATGAGTTTTCTTTAGTTATACATTGGACTATTGGATTCTTGGGAATCAGTAATGATGTTGACAGACACTACACTGGTACCTTTAGAAATTCTGTTGTCACACTTCATCCCGACAATACTGGGAGTAAAAAATTATGAAAAATAAAGATATTTTAGATGTCTCTGGGCACTTAGAAATTTACAAAATATACTCAGATGGAGTAGAGGAAAGGGTATTTGATGATGCTAATACTATTACTTCGGGTATGGGAGTGGGCTTAGGTCTACTCTACGCAGGATCTGGGGCAGCAGACATAACTAATTTTCAGATTAGATACTTTCAACTAGGAGTAAAGGGTGATACTAAGATATCCAATTACGGGGTTTCAGAAGTGTCTTTAGTGTCCGCTTTAGGACAGGAGTATGGACCTTTAGATTACCAGCCTGGGACAGATACTTATATTCCCATCTCAGATCACGAGCTTATGGATTGGGACGGTACAGCGAAAGCTACGGTAGGGGGCACCTACGGAAATACCCATATGTTCCCCACTATCTCAGATAATAGTATTAAACGAGTAGACTTGAACTCTGTTACCTATATACTTTATATTAGTAGGGGTGCCTGTAATAACTTAGAAACCCCCCTGAATGAAGTAGGATTATTTATGCAAAACCC